CTGACGTCCGAAAACGTGGCCCTCAAGGGTGAGATCACCGAGCTGCGCGCCGAAGTGTCCAGGTTGCGCACCGTGCACGTGGGAGCATCGAAATGATCCAGGCCATCCCAAACTGGCGCCGCGCCTGGCGCATGCTGTCGGTGCAGATCGCTGCGCTGGCTGTGACCTGGGGTGCGCTGCCGATTGACACGCAGCAGGCCGTGCTGGCGCTGGCCGGCGTGCCCGCCGAGCGGGTGCCGGCGCTGCTGGGCGTGCTGGTGCTGCTGGCGCGCCTGGTGGACCAGCCCGCGACGCGCGGCAAGGGCGGCGCGTGAGCCCGCGCAGTGAACGCAACTTGGGCGGGGTGCACCCGGACCTGGTGCGCGTGGTGCGCGCCGCTGACGCCGCGATGCTGGGCCGCGCCGACAAGCTGGCCTTCGTCGTCATCGAAGGCCTGCGCACCCGGGCGCGCCAGGCGCAGCTGGTGGCCGCTGGCGCATCGCAGACGATGGCCGGCCGCCACCTGACGGGCCACGCCGTCGACCTGATGGCCACCGTGGTCGGCGTTGGCCGGTGGGACTGGCCGCTGTACGCCACGCTGGGCGCGCTGCTGAAGCAAGTCGCAGCGGCCGAGGGCGTGCCGATCATCTGGGGCGGCGACTGGCGCACGTTGCGCGACGGGCCGCACTTCGAGCTGGACCGAAAGGTGTACCCATGAACTGGCTGCAGTCGAAACTGTCCCTGGTGCTGGCGCTGCTGCTGGCGCTGGCCGTCGTCGCGGTGGGCGTGCAGTCGCTGCGCCTGGCCGCGATGCATGCCGATGTCGCGCAGCGCGAGCAGGCCCACGCCGAGGCCGCGCTGCTGTACGCGGAAGCCGCCCGTCAGACCGAACAGGCCTGGGCCAAGAAACTGCAGGAGGTGCAACATGCACGAGACGCGGAGCTGGCGCGCGCGCATCGCATCGGCGATGGCCTGCGCACTGATCGTGAGTGGCTGCGCGTCGACACCGCCAGCTTTGCCGCCGGCCCTGCCGACGATTCCGCCGCCGCCTGTCGTGAGCGAGCCGCCACCCTCGGGCGCCTACTGGACGATGCTCTGCGAACTGCAGCGACGATTGCAGGCAGCGCTGAACAGCACGCGGCCGATGTCCGAGCACTGCGGGCCAGCTGGCCCGTGAACGAACCCCACAACGAAAAACCCCCGTCGACCTTGCAATAGTCGACGGGGGCATTCTCCGCGCCGGGCCCACTGTCACCCCCAGGTCTGCCAACCGTCGGGGCCCGAATAGCGTCAGGGTTCGCGCGATGGCCGCGATTGTGCCCTGTGGATAACCTGTGTGCAAGCCTACGCAGGCTTGCGCGACTTGCGCCGCGCGTACCAGTGCAGCGCAATGTGCACCGCCTCGGTTTCGGTCTTGCCCGGGTGCTCGGCGTGGACCTTGGCCAGCGCCTCGGCGCCTTCTGGTGTGAGGGTCACGTTCAGGCGCCGGCCGCCAGCGCGCAGCGCATTCTCGCGGGACTTGCGCTGGCGCTCGGCCGGCGGCGTCTGCCCGGTGCGTGGCCGGCCTGGCCGCTTCTTGGCTGGCGCTGTCTTCAGTGGCGGGAAGATGGGCGGGGTCATGGCGCCGACTCCACCAGTCGCCGCATCCAGTCGCTGCCGCCGCGCTTTTTGAACTTGGCTTTCTGCTTCGCGGTGCAGTAGAACGCGATGCGTTCGGTGTACTCGGGCGCGCCGTGCGGCGCGCGGCGGCCGGTGCGGTGTTGCTGCTGCTTGGCTTGTGGCATCTTCTTGTCTCCGGTCACAGATCGTCAGGATACATGCCGCCCGGCACCGGGTCGTCTTCGCCTGGCAGGTGCGCCACGCTGACCTGGGGCTCGCATGCAGGCCAAGCCGGTGGGGTCAAAGCAGCCCACGCTCGGCGAAAGACGTCACGGACGAGCCGCCGACGATCAGGTGGTCGAGCACTCGCACGTCGACCAGCACCAGCGCCGACTTCAGCGTCTGCGTGAGGAACTCATCGGCCCGCGACGGTTCGGGCAGGCCTGACGGGTGGTTGTGCGCAAGGATCACGGCGCCCGCGTTCAAAGCCAGCGCCTGCTTCACCACTTCGCGCGGGTAGACGCTGGTTTGCGTCAGCGTGCCGGTGAACATGGTGCGCGCCTCGATCAGCCGGTGCTGCGCGTCCAGAAACAGCACGTCGAAGCATTCGGCCTCGGCCGTGGCCAGGCGCAGCGTGCAAAAGTCCTTCACGGTGCGCGGTGCGTCGAACGTCGGGCCGGGCGTGCGCAGCCGCTGCAGCAGCACCACAAGCGCGCGGCGGATCAGCTCGTCGCCGTGCTCGGTGTCGGCCGGTGCGCTGCCGTAGGTCGGCAGGTCTTCGGATCGTGCGATGGTCGGTTGCATGGGGTGGTCCTCCTCAGACCTTGACGTTGAAGTAGGCGCAGAAGGCAGCGGCGGCCGCCTCTTGCGTGGTGTCGTGGAACTCGGCCAGGGGCACGGCGCGCCCCTTCTGGTGCGCGATGGCCACCCAGACGGCGCCGCGCTTCTCGAAGGTGGCGCCGCGCTTCGTGGCCTTCACGATGGCCGGCGCTTCGGGCTGGGTGAGGGTGAACTCCTCGGCCGGCTGCTCGAAGATGTCCACTTGCTTCTGGGCGGCCAGCTTGCCCGCGGTGGTGGTGAACATGGGCTACTCCGGTGAACCATCACCGCCGCAGTGCTCAGCACAGTCGGTATCGGTGAGGCAGTCGCAGGGCAGCTCTGGCGCCGACAGCACCACAGCCAGGACGGCCGCAGTCACCCACGGCGCGAGAACGATCAGGAGAAGGCGCAGGGCGTCGCGCATGGCTCAGGCCCCCGCGCTGGCGCGTTCGTCAGTGATCGGCAGCGCCGCCTTCATGGTGTCGATCCAGACTTGCACGTCGTCCGCAGCCTGCAGGTACTGGCCCCGCTTGTAGGTCTTGCCGCTGTACTCCCGGGCGATGGCCAGCAGCACCGCAGGCGTCGCGCCCCGCGTCATCTTCAGGCCGGTCTTGGCGTACATCAGCAGAGCCTGCTTGACGTGCACGGCCCGGTACAGATTGACTGCATCGGCGCCGACAAAGCTGGTGCCGCCGGTCTTGTGGTGGACGATCTCGGAATGGCTCATGGTCAGGCTCCTACAAGGTGACGCACGCAGCCAGCTGTGTGCTGATCTGGCCCGAGCGATCAAGGTGGTCGATGAAGCCAACGAAGGCGACGCGCGTATCGGCCGGCTGGTCGTTCTGCCGCGCCACACGACGGCGCCCGCCCTTGGTCGGCACAGAGAACGTGCGCAGCGCCTTCGGGTGCGCATCCCAGAAGGCAGCCCGCACCTGGGCCTGCGTGGTGTAGGCGCGCTTCACGACAGCACCACCAACCACGCAATGGCCCTGGCCTCGTGCGAGTTGATCGAATACCAGTCGCCATTGGCCGCTTGGTCCTCATCGGACCGCAGTTCGACGATGTGCGCATCATGTTTCTCCTCGGTGGTGAAGCTGCAATGTGATTAATGTGCCCGGTCACACAAATGGTTGTCAAGGGGTTTCGATGAAGAATTCGCAGAAAGTCACGAAGCCCCTGGCAACGGCGCGCACCAAGCCCGAAGGACAGAAGACCGAAGGCCCGGCAAAGCCTGGGCAGAAGCGCCTGGACTGGCAGCGCATCCAGGCAGACCACAGCACCGGACAGTTCACGGACGTGGAGCTGGCACGCAAGCACGGCACGCACGCCGAGACGATCAGCCGGCGCCGCACGCGCGACCGCGCCACGAACCCGGCGGCATGGCCCGTCGACCGCTCGAAGGACGTTCAGGTGGCGACGGCCGCGCTGCTGATGCACGAAGGCGTCAAGGCGACGCTCAACGCGGGTCATGGCGCCGAGGCAGTGATGGTCGCCGCCCACGTGGCCAAGGACGTCATCCTCTCCCACCGCCACGAGATCAAGGACGGCCGCCGCGTGGCCGCTGCCCTCATGGCCGAGCTGGAGAGCGTCACCGTCAACCGTGACGGCGTGGCCCGCATGCTGCAGCTGGTGGCCGGCACGCTCAACGAGGCAGACGCGGCCGCCCTGGTGGCGCAGGCCCGCGAGCTGGTGAAGCTGCACAGCCGGGTTGGCAGCGTGCAGAAGCTGGCCGACGCCATGCAGCGCCTGCAAGGCCTGGAACGCAAGGCCTTCGGCATCGCCGACGACGACGCCGGCACCAGCCCGCTCGACACGATGAGCGTGGGTGAGCTGGAGGCGGAAGTCGCCAGGCTCTCGGCCACGCTGGCCGGCGGATGACGGGTTAGGTGCCCTCGTCACTCACGAGGGCACCTCGGCCCGTGGTCGTGCGCATAGCCGCGACAAGCTATCTAGTGTGCCGACAGGCGCCCAGGTGCCACGAAAGCCGGGTTGAGACGCTGCCCAGGCCCTGACGACACACTAGCCGTTACGACTGGCAACAGATGGCGCGTGGCGTGGCCCGGTCGGCCGCCCCCGACGACGCCCGCCGGCGGCCCGGTCGATGGCCGGCGACCCCCCGGGGGGGGGGATGCGAGATGCGCGACCCCGGGGGCCTGTTGTGCGGTTCCATCCACCCCACCCCCGTCAAACCCTCCCGCGCGAGAGTCAAGGAGTCCCCATGATCAAACCCACCGTCGGCCGCAAGGTCTGGTATCGCCCGCACACCTTCGAGCGGACGCACACGCATGCGCAGCCGTTCGACGCGACCATCACGCACGTGTGGAGCGACACCTGCGTGAACCTGCTGGTGTTCAACGAGAACGGCGTGCAGCTGCTGGGCAAGACCAGCGTGCGGCTGGCGCAGGACGTGCCGGCGCAGCCGGGCGAGTGCGAGTGGATGCCGTACCCGGTTGGCCAGGCCCAGGCCGCGGCGCCGGTGCCTGAGCCGCCACCGGCGACCAACGCCTACGTCGAGTCGGGCTCCGAGCCCTTCGCGGAAGGCGGCTGAGTTCAGGTGCAGGGCGGCGGTCGCGTCGCGTGCGGCGGGCAGGGTTTCGCTCGTCAGGGGACTTACATCCGCACGGTGCGTTTCCCGCGTTGCACCCCCCAGGGGGGAGGTCCGAATTGCGGACCCGGCCCCATCGTTTGAAGGAACCCCACCCATGAACCTGCAACCCCACCAGCAGCGGGTCGTCGAGGAGCGCGAGCGTGTCTCTGGCGACCTGGCCAAGCTGCTCTCGTTCCTGCTGACGCCCACCTTCGGCGGCCTGCCGGCGGTCGAGCGAAACCTGTTGAGCAGCCAGGCGCATCACATGAGCTGCTACGTGGCCGTGCTCGATGAGCGCATCGCGTTGTGGATGCAGGACGCATGACCGTCATTGCCTGGGACGGCCGCACGCTGGCGGCCGACAAGATGACGTCGTTCGGTGGCCTGCACGCCACGACGACGAAGGTGCACCGCGTTGGCGATGCGCTGGTTGGTGGCTGCGGCCTCGCTGCGCTGGTTGTCGAGATGCGCGAGTGGGTGCGTGCTGGCGCAGACCCGGCGACCTTTCCGGCGGCGCAGCGCGACGCAAAAGAGTGCTGCAGCCTGCTGGTGATCCGGCGGGGGTACGCGGCCCTCCAGTACGAGAACACGCCATACCCGCTGGTGATCGAGAACCGGCTGTGGGCGATCGGCAGCGGCCGCGACTTCGCGATGATGGCGATGCACCTGGGCAAGAGCGCTGCCGAGGCCGTCGCGCTGACGGCGGCACTGTGCAACGACTGCGGTAACGGCGTCGACGCGCTGGCGATCGACCCCTGGGCATGACCGCACTGGCCACCGTCGACCGCGCCGAGGCTCTGCGGCAGCAGGTCGCGCTGATGCGCCAGCTGGAGAAGCTGCGGGCGCGGCAGAAGATCCTCACCTACTACCCGGAAACCGGGCCGCTGCGGCGCGAGCTGTACCCGCAGCACATGCAGTTCTTCGAGCTGGGCGCGCAGGTGCCCACGCGGTGCTTCATGGCGGCCAACCGGGTGGGAAAGACCGAGGGCGCCGGCGGCTACGAGATGGTGTGCCACCTGACGGGGCAGTACCCGGCCTGGTGGCCTGGCCGGCGCTTCACGACGCCGGTGGATGCCTGGTGCGCGGGTGACACCAAGGAGACGGTGCGGGACATTCTGCAGTTGAAGCTGGTGGGCCCTGAAGGCGCCTTCGGCACGGGCCTGATCCCGGGCGAGTCGCTGATCAACGCGGTGAAGCGCCAGAACGGCAACGGGGCGCTGGACTACGTGCTGGTGAAGCACAAGCCGACGGGCCAGGTGTCGCGGCTGGGCTTCAAGTCCTACGACCAGGGCCGCGAGGCCTTCCAGGGCACCGAGAAGCACGTGGTGTGGCTGGACGAGGAGAGCAACGAGTCGGTGCGCTCCGAGTGCGTGATGCGCCTGATGACCACGAACGGGCTGCTGATCGAGACGTTCACGCCGCTGCGGGGCTTGACGCCCATCGTGCTGCAGTACCTGGGCGACGACGCCGGGGTGCCGAAAGAGCGCATGGCGGTCAGCCAGGACCGGGCCATCGTGTTCGCGGGCTGGGACGACGTGCCTCACCTGAGCGCGGACCAGAAGCGCCGGCTGCTGGCCGAGTCCGAGCCGCACCTGCGGCTGGCGCGCTCCAAGGGCATTCCGAGCCTGGGCTCGGGCGCGATCTACCCGGTCGAAGAAACCGAGATCATCGTCGACGACTTCGTGCTGCCGGCGCACTGGCCGCGGGCCTACGGCCTGGACGTGGGCTGGAACCGCACCGCGGCCATCTTCGGCGCGATCGACCGCGACGCGGACGTGGTGTATCTGTACTCCGAGCACTACCAGGGGCAGCAGGAGCCGAGCACGCACGTGGCGGCCATCAAGGCGCGCGGCGAGCTGAAGGGCGTCATCGACCCGGCCTCGCGCGGGCGCTCGCAGAAGGACGGCGAGCAGCTGCTGATCGACTACCAGCAGCTGGGCCTGGACATCCTCACGGCCAACAACAGCCGCGAGTCGGGCCTCTACAACGTGCACCAGCGCCTGGCCACCGGCCGGCTGAAGGTGTTTCGCTCGCTGCGCAACTGGCTGCGCGAGTACCGGATCTACCGGCGAGATGAGAAGGGGCACGTCGTGAAAGAAAACGATCACTTGATGGACGCCTGCGTGACTGGCGACACGCTTGTCTGGACCGATGAGGGCCGCAAGCCAATCGAGTTGCTGGTCGGCTGCAGAGGGCGCGTGCTGTCGCGCGCCGGCGCACTGTGCGAGTTCATCGGCGCACGCAAGACCATCGAAAACACGCCCGTTGTGCGCGTTGAGTTTGAAAATGGGTCAGCCGTACGGTGCACGCCAGACCACCCCTTTTTGACGTCGGCCGGATGGGTCGAAGCACGGCATTTGCAGGGACTGGAGGTTTACAATGCGGTATCGCAAAGCATCCAGGTTGACGCATGGAAGTCATCGTTGTCTCGGCCACCGTTCAGGAGTTTGAGGGCCTTCGCTACTGGCGCTGCGGCAAGTATTTCCAGCGCTACGGCGCGCGCCTGCATCGCGTTGTCTGGACTCGCGCGAATGGGCGCGACGTGCCTGATGGGTACGACGTTCACCATGACGACGAGGACCGCAGCAACAACCAGCCGGGGAACCTTGTGCTCATGGCCAAAGCCGAGCACGCGGCCCACCATCACGCGGGGCATGAGCGAGGCATCCCGTCCGCAGCAACCGATGCAGCGCGTGACTGGCACGCATCCGATGCCGGCCGCGAGTGGCACCGACGGCACTACGCCGGAGTCGCCGACAAGCTGCACCAGCGCGTCAGCATGCGATGCGCTCAGTGCGGCGGCACGTTCGATGGCGTGGTCAACGGCCTCACGAGGTTCTGCAGCAACGGCTGCAAGACCAAGCACCGCAAGGCGTCTGGTGTTGACGATGAGCAACGCGCTTGCATGGTCTGTGGCAGCAGCTTCGTGGCGAATCGCTACGCGGCGAAGTCCACATGCTCGCGCCGATGCTCTGCTGCGCTGTGCAGCCGTACAAAACTCGGGCAACGCTGACGTCTACTGCCTGACGGTCCCAGGCCCCGGCGCGTTTGCGATCGGGCCCGGCTTGGTCGTGCACAACACGCGCTACTTCGTCGTGTCCGGTCTGGACGTGGCCACCGTGCCGATCACCCAGGCCAATGCCGCCGCGTTCCGCAACAAGCGCCGTCGGAAGGTCGCATGAGCATCACCCCGATCAAGCCCGACAACGCGGTTGCGGGCGACTGGCGCGACAAGGCCAAGGACGGCTTTGACCTGCGCTCGCTGGAGCGCCTGGTGCGCGACTGCGAGGACCAGCCCGACCGCTGGCGGCTGCGCTCGGACCTGTGCCACGCCTACTACGACGGCAAGCAGCTGACGGCCGAGCAGGAGGAGTTCGTGGCGGCCGAGGGCCTGAAGCCGCGCTCGACCAACCTGATTGGCCGTGTCGTGAACTCGGTGCTGGGCCAGGAGGCGCGCAACCGGGCCGACGTGAAGATCCAGAGCGACAGCGAGGAGCTGGGCGACGTGGTGGACGTGCTCAACGTGGCCTTCAAGGAGGCGCAGCGCGAGAGCTACGCCGACATGGCCATCAGCACGGGCTACGCGGGCCAGGTCAAGGGCGGCATCGGCTGGGTGGAGGTGTCGCGCGACTCGGACCCGCTGAACTACCCGTACCGCGTGCGAGACGTGCATCGGTCGGAGATGTGGTGGGACTGGCGCAGCCGGGACTTCCTGCTGCGCGACGCGCGCTGGGTGTGCCGTTCGCAGTGGCACGACCTGGACGAGCTGCAGGCGGCCATGCCCAAGCACAAGGCCATCCTGGCCATGCTGGCCAACCAGTGGGAAGGCTGGGCCGAGAACGCGCTGGTGCACGACACCGAGATGCCCGAGGAGATGGTGCGGGCCTTCGACGACTTCAGGCGCTTCCGTGTGCGTTCGAACGAGTGGCTGGACTCGATGCGCCAGCGCGTGCGGCTGTACGAGGTCTGGTACAAGGTGCCGGCCTACGCCGTGGTGCTGCGCATGGGCCCCACGCGGGTCATCCTGTACGACAGCAAGAACCCGCTGCACCAGCAGGCCGTGGCCCGCGGCCTGGTGAAGGTCGAGCGTGTGCTCACGCGGCAGGTGCGCAAGGCCATCTTCGCCGGCCCGTACCGGCTGACCGACGAGGGCACGACGCGGCGCAACTTCCCCTACGTGCCCTTCTTCGCCTTCCGCGACGACCAGGATTCGTCGCCCTACGGGCTGATCGAGGGAATGATCGCCCCGCAGGATGAGTACAACGAGCGCCGGCTGCGCATCCAGTGGCTGCTGAAGGCCCGCCAGATCTTGGTGGACAACGACGCGCTGGACGCGAAGTACAACAACTACGAAGACCTGGCCGACGAGGCGCAGCGGCCCGACATGGTGCTGGTGCGCAACGCGGCGCGGCGCAACGCAAACGGCGTGGAGATCATGTCGAACTTCAGCCTGCAGAAGGAGCAGGTCGAGGTGATGCAGGACGCCAAGAACCTGATCCAAGACGTGTCGGGGGTGTACCCGGTGCAGATGGGGCAGGCGCAGTCGGGCGTGACCGCTGGCGTGGCCATCGCGGGCCTGGTGGAGCAGGGCATCGTGGCGATGGGCGAACTCAACGACAACTACCGCAACTCGCGGCGGATGGTCTTCGAGAACCTGATGGACCTGATCGTCGACGACCACAGCGCGGCCGAGCTGCGCGTGATGATCGGTGAGGCTTCGTCGCGGCGCGTGGTGGTGCTCAACACCTTCGACCCGCAGGGCATGCCCGTGAACATGGTCAAGGACGCGCCGATCCGCATGGGCATGTCCGACGTGCCGAACTCGCCGGCGGCGCGCATGCAGCAGCAGACCCAGATCAGCGAAATCATCAAGTCGCTGGGCAACATGCCGCAGGCCGTGGCCGTGCTGGTGCCGCCTTTCCTCGAATCCAGTGCGCTGGACACCGAGACGCGCCGCCAGGCCGCCGAGGACTTCCGCAAGGTCATGGGCCTGCCGGCCGGTGGCGACAAGCAGGCACGCCTGGAGGCCGACAAGGCCGCCGCGGCGGCCGCGCAGGAGGCCAAGGCAGTTCAGCAGCAGGCGCAGCAAGCCGAGCTCGACGAGCAGCGGGCCAAGGTGGCCAAGCTCGTGAGCGCGGCCGAGCTGGACGTGGCCAAGGTCGAGGAGATCAGGGCCCGCATCGAGCAGCAGGAACAGAGCATCAACGACGCGCTGGCTGAAGCCGACGCACCAGGAGCAAACGCATGACCATTCAACTTGTCTCGGCCGCGCAGGTGGCCAACTCGCCAGGCCGACCCGGCGTGATCTACGTGCTCAACGTGCCGCCGCACACGGCCTACGTGTGGGATGGCAGCGAGATGCGGCCTGCGTCAGGCTTTTCCACTGCGCAAGTGGCGGCGGTGCTGGCCCGCACGCCGGGGTTTGCGAGTGTCGGCAAGCGCGTGTTCGCGCTGCTGGACTCCATCGGCCATCGGCAGTTCCTGCAGATCAACGGGGCGAGCCCGGTCAATAGCGGCACCGACGTGACGATCGCGGCTTCCAGCCAAGGTCTGCCTGTCGGGTCGCTGGCCCGCCTGGTGAACGTGCCGGAACTGCGCGAGTACAAGGCGACCATCGTCGCAAGCGATGCGGCTGGATTCACGCTGCGGTATCCGTTCGACATCTCCGCCGTGTCGATCGTTTCACCCTCGGTCTACGCCGAAGCCAAGCTCAGCGATTCCGGCTGGATCAACTACGCGCTGGCAGCGCTGGCCGAGCGCGGCACGCCGGCGGCGCTGTTCTACACAGCGGCTGTGGGCGGCGCCAAGATCGCGGAAATGCGGGCTCGATTCGAGTCCGAGATCGTGCCGCTGGGCCCGCAGCCGGGTGACATCCTGATTTGCGGCCCGACCATCAACGACATCGAGGCCACGGCGACCGACACCATCGTCTCCGAGCTGTCGCAGCTGTACGACCGGGCGCTGAAGTTCGGGATGATCGTTCACACCGGAGTGATCACTCAGGTCGGCGCCAGCAGCTACTTCACGACGCCGGCCACGGCGCTGACGCAGATCCTCGACGTCAACCAGGCCGTCATCAACAAGGCGCGCTCCAAACCCAACATGCGGGTGTTTCGCGGCGACCTGGCGCTGGGCGGCGGCAGCTATGCCACGGCCGGCACGACCGAGGCTGCTGGCTCGCACCCGACGCCGGCAGGCGCGGCGCCGATGGGTGCCAGGTACATCACCGACTGCGGCGACGACTATCCGCGTGGCGAGGTGTACCGCTACGCGTCCAACGCCGACAACTGGGTGAATTCGGAGTCTCGCAACAAGGTCGCAAACTGCCAGTTTGCCGGCGCCTCTGGCGCAGCGCCAGGCACTGGCTGGACCGCAACCGGGACAGGCAACACCTTCACGAGCGATGCCCTGGGGCTGAACTGGACCAAGGCCGCCGCGGGGACCAATTCATCGACGGTCGTTCAGGACGTGACCGCACGGCTCACGGCAGGGGAGACCTATGAATTCGGCAACGGGCTGGAGGTGCTCTCTGTCGGTCAGGGCCACTACTTCCGCGCGGAGCTGGTGTTCATCGTCGGCGGCATTGAATATGCCTACACCATCGGCCGCGACCAATTCACCGTTGCGAACGGCGGGAGCCTGCCACCGGTTGGCACCAAGTGGCTGAATCGACACACGGCGCTTGTGCCGGTCGGGTTCACGCAAGCGCTGTTGCGCTTTTCGTTGCAGCAGGTTGGTGTGGGGTCGACGCAGATTCGCGTGTCTGAGCCGGTGATCTTCACCTGACCATGCCCACCCACTCCATCACCGGCGACCTGCGCCACGGCACACAGTGCATCGGCTATGTCGGCACGGCTGACAACGCGGTGAGGCGCTGACGTGGCGCTCAAGTTACTCCTTTAAGACTTTTCAGCCGCCGCACCCTGTAGCCACAGGGGTGCGGCGTGTACCGCGGGGCAGCCGCGCGCCTGGACTCATCCACCAGTCGCGCGTGAACTTCAGGATGGAACTTCAAAGGCCTCTCCGGGCAACCGGCGAGGCCTTTGTCGTTTCGGGGCCGCCCCCGTATGGCGCAGGAGCGATAGATGGACGAGAACGATCTCACCCCCGAGGAGCTGGCAGCGTTCGAGAAGCAGTTGCTCTCGGACCTGAAGCCCGACGCGGACGACCCGGTGTTTGAGCGGCAGGCCCCGGGAGGCGACCAGCCCCCGGCGAGCGCGCCGCCAGCGCCGACACCGCCCGCGGCACCGGCCCCGGCAGCAGCCCCGACCGCCGCTGCACCCGCAGCACCTGCCGCACCTGCACCCGCAGGGACGCCGGCCGAGCCCGACCTGGGCGACCCGCGCGCGGCGCTTCGTGCGTCGCGCCGGTCGGAGCGCCAGGCCAGGGAACGCGCCGAGCAGCGCGAACGCGAGAACGAGCAGCTGCGCAAGCAGCTTGCCGAACTGCGCGGCACGCCGGCAACGCCCGAAGGGGTGGACCCGGAGATGGCCGCGCTGGAACTCGACGTTCCAGGCGTAGCGCCCGTGGTCAAGCGGCTGCTGAACGAGGTGAAAGAACTGAGGCAGCAGATCGCCGCACCGAAGCAGGCCCCCGAGCCCGACTTCGTGCCCGAGAGACTGCACGAGGCCTTGCAAGAGATCGTCGACGACATCCCCCAGCTGCTGGCATGGCAGACCAGCCCACGGTTCAAGGACCACTGGGAACTGGCCAAGGCCACCGACCTTGCGCTGACGAAGCACCGGGACTGGAAAGACAAGCCCGAGGCCGAACGGCTGCAAGAGACGGCGCGCCGCGTCGCCGCCGAGCTGGGCGCTCCCTCTCCCACACCACCGGCACCTGCACCCACGCGGGCCGCACAGCGCATTCAGGACGCCCCCGAGCGTGGCCTGGAAACGCTGTCGGACCTGCGCGGTGGCGTGGTGCCTTCCACATCCACGGGCCAGGACTTCTACGCGATGAAGTCCGACGAGGAAGTGATGGCCGCGCTCGAAAAGCTGCGCTGACCACACCTCCGGGCCCCAAGTTCAAGGACACCTGAATCATGGGTCAAACCAACGTTTCGGCGAGCAGCCCGCTCGCCAACAAGCAGTTCTCGCGCGCCCTGTCGGCGATGGCCGTGCGTCAGCCGACGCCGGTTCGTTCGCTGACCGGCCCGATGCCGAGCCACGACGACGCGATGCGCAAGATCCGTCAGCAAAGCACGACCGAAATGCCGATCGTGCGAGTCGACGAACTCTCCAAGGGCCCCGGCACGCTGGTGCAGGTCGACTGCGCGCACGTGGTGAAGCTGCGGGCCGTCATGGGCGACCGCAACGCCGAGGGCCTGGGCGCCGAGATGAAGTACAGCTCGGTCGACATCAACATCGACATGAGCACCATCCCGGTGAGCGCCGGCGGCAAGATGACGCAGCAGCGCACGCCGCACAGCATGCGCATGAACGCGCTGGCCCAGCTGAAGGGCGGCATGCCGCGCTTTCGCTGGCAGCGCATCCTGACGCACCTGGCCGGCGCCCGGGGCGAGCAGGACGGCACCGACTGGATCGTGCCGCTGGCCAGCGATCCCGAGTTCGCCGAGCAGATGATCAACCCGGTGAAGGCGCCGACCTACAACCGCCACTGGGTGGTCGATGGCTCGACGCTGGTGCAGGGCGGGGCGCAACTGGCCTCGGTCGACACCACCGACAAGATGCTGCTGGCGCACATCGACGAGCTGGCGGCCCTGTGGGACGAGATGCCCGTGAAGATGGCGCACCTGCAGATCCCGGGTGACGACGCGGCCGGCGAGGACATGATCAAGGGCGTGCTGTACGTCGACCCCCTGGTCTGGGACGCGATCATCACGGACAACACGGCCAACAACAACATCCGCACCTTCCAGGCCAACGCGCTGGACCGGGCGGCCTACGGCAACATGGGTCGCCACCCGCTGTTCGCCGGCAAGCCGCTGCTGTGGAACGGCATCCTGGTGCGCAAGATGTCCTACGGCATCCGCTTCAGCGCCAGCGCCGCCGTGGCGCACGTGACCGCAGCCAACCGCCTGGCAGCCACCGAAACCAACGTGACGGTGGCCGCGGGCCTGTCGACCACGCACCAGGTGGCGCGCTCGATCTTCCTGGGCGCGCAGGCACTGGCCATGTGCTCGGGCGGCAACCAGACCAGCGAGGAAACCTACTCGCTGCTGGAGAACCGCACGAACTTCGGCCGCAACCTGGAGATGGCCGGCGAGGTGATCGGCGCGGAGCAAAAGCTGCGCTGGAGCCTGCCGAACGCCAGCGGCGACCTGGAGGCCACCGACTTCGGCGTGGCCATCATCGACAGCGTGGTGCGCAAGCGCAACGTGTGATGAAGGCGGGCCTTCGGGCCTGCGTCATCGAGTTTCACCAACACTTTCAAGGAGCCTTTCATGGCCCAAGTCAAGTCTGCCAAGTTCGCAGTCGCCAAGCTCAACAAGGGCGACGGCACTGGCGTGTTTCTCGTCGACAAGCTGACGGTGGCGACCAACCCGGTCGCCAACGACACGCTGGACTTCGTGATCCCGAAGGGCATCGAAGTCACGGGCATCAAGTTCAACCACACGGCCCTGGCCGCCTCCGGCCTGGCCGGCAAGGTCGGCTTCGCGTCCCTCACCGGCGCGGCGACGGTCAAGGCCAACGGCACGGACCTCGCCACCGACGACGACTACTTCCGCGCTGCCGGCACCTTCGGCCTCACGGCCACGGGGTTCGACTGCTACTTCCCGCCCATCACGTTCGAGGAGGACGTGCTGCTGCGGCTGACGGTGACGGTGACGGCAACGTCGTTCGCCGCCGGCTCGCTGTGGTCGGTCATCGAGGGCGGCCAGGTCGGCGTCAAGTAACCGGGCATCGGTTGTCTCCCCGCGGCCTCGCGTCGCGGTTGCCAGGGGCGGTCCTTCGCAGGGCCGCCCCTTTTTTCTGGACGCAAGGAGGCCTTCGATGGCACTGGTTCGATACATCGGCAGCAAGCCGACCAAGGAAGACAACGTGGCCCACACCAAGACGGTGTGGCCAGGCCCCGGCACGGACCGCGAAGTGCCCGATGGCGTTGCGGTGGAGCTGCTGAAGCACCCCACGGTGTGGCAGCTCGTGACCGAGGACATGCAGCGCCTGACCGCGCCCGCGCTGGGCTCCGAGCCCGAGCCCCCGGCGATGCGCTTCGTGCACGCCAAGGGCGACGACAACCCGGTGTACGCGCTGCGCGACACCGAGAACGACGAGATCACCGATCTCACCAACATGACCGACGCCGAGCTGAAGGCCTTTGCCCGCGTGAACGGCATCAAGGCCGACCTGCGCAAGCGCGGCGATGAGCTGAAGGCAACGATCGTGGCCACGGTCATCGCCGCCACCGAACGGCCCCCCGAGGCCAAGGAGTAAGCCATGCCGAGCATCACTGCACAGCAGATCGTCGACCGCGCGTGGATCATCCTGCAGGACACCAATGGCGGCAGCGGCGTGCGATGGCCGTCCACCGAGCAGCTGCTGTGGGTGAACGACGGGCAGCGCGAGGTGGTGATCAACCTGCCCAGCGCCTACGTCAAGACGGCCATCGCCACGCTGACGGCGGGCACGCGGCAGAACCTGGCCACGCTGGGTTTCACCGACGGCATCCAGTTCATGAAGTTCGTGCGCAACTTCGACGCCGCCGGCACCGCGCCGGGCCGCGCCGTCACCGTCAAGCCGATGATGTGGCTGGACGAGCAGCGCCCGACCTGGCACGCCGATGCGGCAGGCGATGCGATCCACTGCTTCTACGAGGCCAACGACCCCAAGACCTTCTACGTGTGGCCCAAGGCCGACGGCACCAAGAAGGGCGAGATCGTCTACTCGGCCGCGCCGCCCGAGATGGCGGCGCTGGGCAACACCATCAGCTTGGATGACATCTACGCCAACGCGCTGCAGTACTACGTGCTGTTCCGCAGCTTCAGCAAGAACGCGACCTACACCAAGGCGCCGCAGCTGGCCGCCGCGTACTACCAGCTGTTCCTGCAGAGCCTGGGCATCAAGGACCAGCGCGTGAAGGCGCTGGACGCGAACCTGCAGATGCTCAGTGACGGCGCCGGCGTGGCGGGCTCGCAGGCCGGGGGCGGCTGATGAAGACCTGGGCCGACTTCGTGCCCAAGATCGTGATGTTCGCGGCCGACTGCCCGCACTTCACGATCGAGGAGGAGGCCAAGCGCGCGGCCATCGAGTTCTACCGGGAAACGCGCGCCTGGCGATCGACGCTGCCCGTGACGCTGGTGGCCGCCACCGTGGCGTCGCAGGCCAGCTACACGGTGGCGCCGCCCGAAGGCCTGGAGATGGTGGGTCTGCCGGCGGTGTGGCTCGATGACGTGGAGATCGCCGAGGCCCGGCCTGGCGACGTGAACGACATCACGCCGATCGAAACCGGCACGCGGCATTCGGTGCTGCTGACCAGCGGCACCACGATCCGCCTGATCCCGCCCACGGTGACGGCAGGGCGCGTGATCAAGGCGCAGGTGGCCTACACGCCGACCGAGGCCGCGGCGGGCATCGAGGATGCGAAGTTCCACGAGCACCTGGAGACGATCAAGCACCTGGCGCTGTCGCGGCTGAAGTACATGCAGGGCAAGCCGTGGTCCGACCCGGCGGGCGCCCGCGCGTGCGAGGCCGAGTACCAGCGCCGCGCGCTCGACGACGGCGCTGCGGCCGGGCCGGTGCGGCGCAACCGCCTGCGCACCCGAAAGCAGGTGATCTGATGCTGGTGGCTGCATGGTCGAAGTTCATCGGGGCCAACCTGATGCTCAACCCGAAGCTGCTGCCCGACGGCCTGGGCGTGATGGCATCGAACCTGCGCCTGGGCTATGGCGACTTGCGCGCCTGGAACGCGGCCAACACCGTGGTGACGACGGGCGGCGCAACGCCGCTGATCAGCGCGTACCGCATGAACCGCGCCACGGTCAGCGACACCAGCGCCTGGATTCAGTGGACGGTGGATGTGGACGTGGTGCGGTCACTGATCGGCAACGACTCGACCGAGGAGATCTACTTCACCGGCGACGGCGCACCGAAGCTGACCAACAACGCAATCGGCCTGCCCGCAGCACCAGGCCCGGCGGCCACGCGCTCGCTGGGGATCCCCGCGCCGAGCGTGCAGATGGCGCTGCCCACCGTGCTGGTGGCCGGCGCTGGCGCTACCGAGAGCCGGGTGTACGTCGACACGTTCTACAACGACGTGAACCGCGAGAGCGCGCCGGGCATTTCGAGATCGGTGTCGGTGGCCGGCGGGTCGACCATGAACCTGACCGGCCTGGCCGCGGCCCCTGGTGGCACGCACGGCATCAACCGCCGGCGCATCTACTGCTCGACCGACGGCGGCGACTTCCTGCTGGTGGTGGAGCAAGCATCCGCCTCGACCACGGCCACCGACAACCTGGCGCGCGGCGCGGTGCTGCAGTCCGGTGGCGACATCGCCTACCCGGCCTGGCTGGAGCCGCCCGTGGGCCTGAAGGGCCTGATCGGCCTGTGGAACGGGATGATCGGCGGCTTCACCGGCAAGAGCTTCGCGGTGTGCGTGCCGTACAAGCCCTGGGCCTGGCCGGTGGAGTACCAGGATTCGGTGTACGACGACATCGTGGGCACCGGCAAGTGGCGCCAGTCGTGGGTGCTGCTGACCACCTCGGCGCCCATCGTCATCACCGGCTCGTCGCCCGACTCCCTGAGCCAAGACCCGGTGCCCTTCAACCAGGCCTGCGTGAGCAAGCGCTCGGTGGTGAGCGTGGGCTTCGGCGTGGCCTGGGCCTCGCCTGACGGCCTGTGCTTCATCGGCGACCAGGGCCCGCGCATCGTCACCGAGGGCATCTTGTCGCCCGAGCAATGGCAGGCGCTGGTGCCAAGCACGATCATCGGCTCACGCATCGAGCGCTACTACTACGGGGCCTACAACGACGGCACGAGCAAGGCGTTCATGATCGACCTGCTCAACCCGACCGGGATCATCTTCCTGACGCAGGGTGCGCGCGGCGTCTTCTACGACCCGATCTCCGACCGGCTGTACCTGCAGGACACCGGCAACACCATCAAGCGCTGGAACGGCGGCGCGGCGCAGTCCTGCACCTTCAAGACCGGCGTGAAGCGCCACCCGCAGCCCACCAACCCGGGCTACGGCATGGTGGTGTCGGACCTGCCGATCTCGGTGGTGGTGCGGCTGTACGCGCTGCTGCTGCAAAGCGGTGGCACCTACGTCTGGACGGAAGTGTTCAACCGCACCGTGACCAGCGGCCAGCCGTTCGCGCTGCCGGCTGGGTACTTGGCGCAGGACTTCCAGGCCGAGATCACGACGACCGCACCGGTGCAGGCGCTGCTGATCGCCGAAGACGTGGGCGACATCATCTGATGGCTCAACTCCCCGACATCCGCCCACCGGGCGACGTGCCGGCCGGGCCGCTGGCCTGGCTGAAGGCCTGGCTGCAAGACGTGCGCCTGTGGG